ACCAATCGATGACCCCCCTCTTCTCCTACACCTACACTGTCCCCACCCCCAACATGGCTAAACAGATACGTTTGATATGCTCAGCGGAGACAAGCTTATCAACAGCAACAGCCGCAGGTCCTCTGATAGCGGTGTTTGCTAGCAACTCTCCCACAAGCCCACCTCTATCATGCGCCAGCCTTAGACCCTACAGTGGAGCTGGTACAGCTGTTGCAACAGGATCTCTAGACTTCACCTACAACGCTTCTGGAGCTGCCCTACCAGCCACCGTAACCTTCTATGTCGCTGGAGCCTCCTCCACAGGCTCACCCATAACCTTCATCTCCAACACGTCAACTTATTTTGGTGGACTATCTCCAACATCTATCAGTTTCAACGCCGTAAACTAGAGAGGCTTCATGTCCACCCTTCCCCAAAAACTCATAGGCAATGTGCAAAACTCCGTTGTTGGAGTGACTATTGCAGGCTCCTCTGGAATAGCTGTTACGGGAAGTGGCGCTTCATATACCGTAAGCTATACACAAACAGCACCTTTGGGGACAGTCCTGCAATCCACCGAATTCGATTTGGTTGTCTCTTTCCAGCCGAAAAACGTCTACTCGGCAACATACAACGTAGCTAACCAGTTCGGCACCGTCTCCCTGACAACCCTCGCATCAAACAGCATAATAATGGTTGAGCCAGCGGTAATTACGCTGAACAATACAGGCCCTCAGGGTATAAGCGCAGCATTCTGGGTAAATGGCACTGGCACGCCTATTGGAGGTGGAGCTATTTTGCAAGGGCCAGCCCTTACTTACGATGCCCTAGGCGGGTTCTTCTCTGTAAGCTCAACGACCCTTGGGGCCACAATAACTATTAACGCCTGTGCCTTCTACTCCCCCGGGGCTTCTACTGGCTCTCTATGCAATATCCTAGGATCCAATAGCGGTTATGCTTACCTTGGGTCTTTGCAAACAAAAATTATCGTTAGCGAGGTGCAGGCATGAGCAATCCCACCCTTAAATATGTTTCTGGAAACACGGTATCAGCATTTACCATTGACTCCTCCTCCACCGTTAATGTTACCTATAGCTCTGGCGGTACTGTAGCCACACTCTCACCAGTTCTTTCCACTGTTGGTCAGCAGATATTTGCAACAACGGCAAAGCTCTCTTCCGACTTCACCCCATCCATAATCGTTCCCACCACTGGGGCAGCATCACAATACAATTTGCAGACATCAGCTATCTTCTGGAGCATCCCCTACACTCCACAGAACAGCAACAGCATCATCCAGCTGAGGGTGTGCCTCCAGTATGGGATGCTTGTATCCACAACATCCAGTCAAGGGATATGCGCCTTTGTCTATACCTCTAGCACCGCTGGAAGCTCCCCTCTAGCTAGCTCTGGAGCAGTTGTCATACCAGCCAATAGCTCAGCTCTCCAGTACTATGGGCAGATGTCTGGGCTGGCTACCTATACCAACAGCAGCACATCCACCGTCACCTTCACCCTATGCGCTTACAACACGGGAGTAGCAGCTTCCCAGCGCATAATAGGAGCAAACTCAACAGCAACAGTTCTTGGAGGCACTATTGCCTCTACAGCCAAAATCATAGAGATCCTTAACTGATGAGCACATTTATTCCTATGGTAGCTGCCCTTAATCCAGGCACTATCCAGTCCAAGTCCCTAACATTTAGCCCTACAGCAGCAACACCAGCACAGTATGTTGGGCAAGAGTATTGGGTAGAGTTAAACCAGACCTACTGGAAGAATGTGGGATACAGTGTGGCTATTGGCTACCTGTGGGTTCAGCTATACCCATCCACAACTGCCCTAACGATCCCTGACGGAGCGTTGTATGGAGCCTCTAACGCGTTAACAGGGATCCCTCTCACCGCAGACCTCACCTTCCTTGGTAGCAGTGGAGGGACAGGAGCAGCGATAACGTTTGTTGCTGGATCAGGAATATCTCTGACACAGGCAGCGGGAACCCTTACCATAGCTTCCACGTCAACACCCGTTACTCTGCCTACAGGCGTTCAATACTACAACGGCAGTACTCTATCAGGGATAAACACGGTAACCGATCTGACGCTGATTGGTGCGGTTTCAGGAGCTCCAGGTATCGTTAGCTTGGTGGCTGGAACCAACATGTCTATCGCTCAGGTGGGAGGCAACATAACCTTCAACAGCACCTACACATACACACCACCAACATTGCCTACAGGCGTTCAGGTGTACACAGGAACAGCTCTGGAGGGATTAGAACCTACAGCCACCTTGCAGGTTATTGGTAATGATGGTGCTGGTAATGTTGCTGTTACTACTTTGGTTGCGGGAACCAATATGTCCATCTCTCAGGCTGGACCCTACATAACTTTCGACAGCACATACACACCAACACTGCCTACAGGTGTTCAGGTGTATACAGGAACCGTGCTTGAGGGATTAGAGCCTACAGCTACCTTGGAGGTTATTGGTAATGATGGGGCTGGCAATGTTGCTGTTGCTACTTTGGTTGCAGGAACAAACATGTCCATCTCTCAGGTTGGATCCAACATAACTTTCAACAGCACATACACACCAACACTGCCTACAGGCGTGCAGGTGTATACAGGGACTACGCTGGAGGGCTTGGATCCTACAGGAGCCTTGGAGGTTATTGGTAATGATGGTGCTGGTAATGTCGCTGTTTCTACCTTGGTTGCTGGAACCAACGTTACGATCACCCAGACAGGGAGCGATTACACGATAGCGTCAACGAACACAGGAAGCACTTCGGGAACTGTTGGTATTTACTCCCCTGTGCAAAGCAGCATCACAGGGATCACGTCTAATATTTTTATCTTTGCTGCACCTGGGAATCTGTCCCCTCCTCTGTCAGCCCTGCAGACGATAGCGACTCAATCGATAACATGCCAGTTAGATGGCAATAGCAGCGTTGGAGGGGTTGTGCAGGTGAGCGTGGTTGTGGGCTTCTACACAACGAACACCAGCCCATTAGGCGTTCAGGTGGCGTTGTACTCTAGCACAACATCAAACCTCCAACCGCTTCAAGCAGCTCCCGTATTCCAGCAGGGAGCTTGCACGACCAATACCTATGACAACTACGCGTCAGTAATCTTGTCAGCACAGATTCCTAGCCAGCAGGGGCAGACGATAACGTTTACGGTGGCAGCAGGCGTTCAGTCGGGACTAACAGCGACCATTGATGCCTCTGCCTTTTCTTTTTTGGTTGCTGAGAACGCTCCAAACACTCAAGCGATTGTAAGCTCTACGTTTATTACTCCATCGGCACCGGTGTCTATTGTCAGCGCATATCCACCATCCAGTGCTTGGACCCCTTCCCCCGGTTCTAGTATATTAACAGCGCCGTTTACCAAACAGTACAGCAACTCTTCCATAACTGTTCAGGGGTACTTGCAGTGCCACGGGAATACTGCAAACGCTGCCTACCTTGCTTATATAGCGATTTTCTTCGGCCCAAATTCCAGTCTTTCAGGCATCGCATCAAAGCAGGTATTCGAAGTGTCTGGGAAAAAAGGAACAAGCATAAATGCCATTAACGGTATTTACACGCCTGTACCGATAGCATCTATATATTCTGACATTTCCTTAGGGGCTGGAAATTATTTGATTGGTTTGAATGGCTATTATTATGGATCTACGTACTCGGTTTCAGGACAAATTGGGGGAATAACGGTTAATGAGGTATTGCCTCTGGCGGACGGGGGAACTATACAGTCAACAGATCTTGCCTCTGGGTCTAGTGGAGGCGCAACTCCCTACGTTACCACGCTATCTCCACAGTATGGAACAATGACTCCTGCGGTAACGTGGAGCGTCTACACGAGGGCGGCTGGAAGCACGCTTATCTTTGAAGGTGCAATATACTCTAACTACGCTTCGGGGCAGTTTCCATCGACTACCCCAGAGGGTGAGTTTATCGTTGGATTCTATACATCCAACACGGCAACGGCAACACCCTACGCAATAGCAAGGGGAACGAACCCAGCTATCGGAGGCTCTGGCGCTAATGCTATCACATACCCGTTTAGGTTTACCGTAACATCCCCGTCAGCGGAGTACCCTATAAATGTCTATGTTGCTGTGGGAAGCCTTACATCAACAAACGCTACACAAACAATCAATGTTTATGGGCAGTTTGGAGAGCTGTACAATGGAAGCATACTGGCAGCGGGAAACATTACCGAGGTCACCCCAGCCTCAGGAAGCTTGCTTACTTCCTCTGAGACAGGCACTATTGTTACCCTTGGTACTACGCAAGCTACAACCACGCAAGCTGGGCTGTTAGCCTCTGCGGTGCCTACTATCAGCAACACGGTGACGAGGGTTCTTAACTCGGGAAGCATACAGACGACAGGGGTTCCTTACTTCTCTTCTTTTGGTTCTAACATCTTCATAAACTTTGGTGGAGCGCATGTTGGGCAAACGCAAGGAACACAGGTGGGAATAGCTACCTACAACAACCTAGGCACCTTCTACCCAGCAGCAGCGACAGGAGGGGCACAGAGCGTTTATGAGGTGCTGATGACCATATCCTGCAACATCACAAACATAGGAACCAGCGTGGGAACAGCAACGCTTGTAGGCTTACCGTTAGCAAGCATTGTGGATGTGCTGGGAGGAACCACCTACTGGCCTATCGTTGTGACGGCAGGGATTACACAGGCAGCCAACACCAGCTACTGGCTGGGGTACACAGGAAGCTCTACAGTGTTAACGTTCTACTCCAAGGCAGATAACACCACAGCCTACAACGCGATGACCAACACCTCCTTCTTTGGTGCTATAGCCTTTAAAGTCTTCAAGATGCCTTTCTACACATCAACAACTCCAACAAACTAGGAACAAACTATGAATAAACCGTTGAGATGTCCCCATATCCCTCCAAAGCTTCTTGGAAGCGAGAACAAGGTGGTAACGCAATGCCCAGCGGTGGTTGTTATGGGTGATGTAGAGATGAGAATACAGAGGCTGGAAGAAGCTGTAGATCTTCTTTTGGTAAAGGTAGAAGCGTTAACCAAAAAAGAACAGGTGGGCGAATGAAGGGCAAGAGAGCACTAAAGTCAGCACTGAAGGCGCACAAGGGAGAGGCTAAGCTTGGCAAGGCTGAGGACAAGATCCACGAGATGGAGGAGAAGATCCACAGCAAGATGAAGAAGGTGCACAAGAAGGAAGGGAAGATGATGCGTAAGGGGTGTAAGTAACATCAATAAAAAGGCTTTGTTTGAAGAGCTTTAGCTGGCCTCATTATGAAGCCTACTTATCCAGTCCGCAAAACAAAGCCATAGCCTTATATATATTTCTTTTTGGTAATAAGGTCAATACACTCACTAATATCAAGCTTTCTGTACGACTCAGTGGGGAAAGGCTGTTCGGGTTCGCAAAAAGGAACTTGGCTAGCCCTAATTGACGAAACATCATAATAAGTTTCTCTTTGGTATATTTGCGGAACCTCTATAGCTATCCACTTGGTCATGGCCAAAATCCCCTTATTTTAACTTGGTGTAATTCCACCAGTTTACCAAAAATTGAAATCAAGTCCACCTGAGGTGGGCGATTAAATCAGGAGACTCTGATTCATTGACAGAAAATACGGGTAAATTATACTCGTATTAATACGGGTAAATTATACTCGTATTTCATCCACCAAAGGTGGGTGGTTGACGCAACAACCACGGAGTTATTATGAAGTTCTGTCAGGGAAAAAACAAGTACGAGATACTTGGTCACGAGATTTCTTACATTTATAACACAGAATGCAAATACGTAAACCTTTCCGACATTGCGGAAATGAAAGACAGCATTACCGAAAAGCATTCTGTAGTCAAAAATTGGCTTAAGGCTAGGGACACCATCGCCATGATCGCTGATGCTGAGATTTGCCAATACGGGGAAACTTCTATAGCATATTCAGAACCATTTTCTATGGACATATACAGGGTAGGACGCTCCATTATCGCCAAAAGGGGAAGGTCTGGTGGAATATATGCTCAGGAATGGATAACCTGTGAGTTTTTAAAGCATCTATTCCCAGAAAAACGATACACGCTTAACCAGATATTCAATGACGAATGTATTAAAGCTCAAAGGCGCATAGAGCTATCTAGGATAAGAGAGCGGACAAGGCTTCTTCTTGGTCAGGTTAAGCCTAATGCGCCATTCTTTCTCATGACCAACATCCACGACAACCTAGTAAACGTAGGTATCACGGGGCATACGGCAAAAGCCCTAGCCACTCTTCTTGGTGAAGATGATGGATACTGTCCAAGCAACGACTTTTCGCTAGAGCAGCTTGACGAGGCAATAGAAATGTACAAGCTTGCTATAAAAAAGCTTTCTGAAGGTGAATACCATTCAAAGAAAATGGTGGAGGCCTACCAAGAAAGAAGAGAACAACTGTCTAAGCTTTCATTAACAGAAGGAACCTCCCCATGCCACTAAAGAAAGGATCCAGCAAGAAGGTGATCAGTGAGAACATCAGGGAACTCTACCACGCCAACGACGAGAAGCCCAAGGGGAAGAAGAGGAAGCGTGACCAGATAGTGGCTATCGCTATGAGTAAGGCTGGCAAGGCTAGGAAGAAGTAACCAAAAAAAGCCTTACGGGGTTCCCTGTAAGGTATCAAAAAAAGCAGTCTCATACATACTTTTCAGCCAGATTCAACGAGTCATGCTAAAGAAAGAAAGCCCCAAATGTCCAATATATCAGTTTTCGAAGAAGCTAAGCAATCCAAAGAAGTAATCATCAAAGATGGCAAGGTTTTTGCTAGCCAGAAAGGGATGGCTATAGCCTTTGGCGTTTCAATAGCATCCGTGTCAGGTGTCATAAATAGGGCAGAAAAACGGGCTGATATAGACTTTTCAGCCGTTTTCAGCGAAAAGTTGAATGGCTCAGGAGCATCTGGGGTGCAGATTATTTCTTTTTACCCCATCGAGGTTATAACCTTAGTGGGTTTTAGGCTTAGGAAGGAAGGTGCAACAGCGGCTTTTATGAGCTGGTCATCCAAGCATTTGGAGTCCTTGATAACAACAGGTATTGCTGTTGATGAGGCGATCCTTGGAAGGAACCCAGATAAACAGCGACTCCTTGACGAAATCTGGAGAAAAGCTACCTTCACCGAGGCTGACGTAAACTCTCTCCTTGTGCATGTAATCGAAGAGGAAGACGCAAGGGTAAATGCTACTGCCATGAAGCACATATACGCCAGCGTGGTAGACAGGGCAAGGGTGGCAGCTACAGGAATGACAGCAGCACAGATTAAGCTAGCAAGGTGTCGTTATGACAAGCCAAACCTTGGGATGACTGTAGTAGCCAAGGATGGAGAAAAGAAGCCAGATCCTCAGACGGCAAGGAACTACTTAGACGCAAGGGAGCTAGAGATTTCTTTTTTGGTTGAACAACAATTCTCGATCATCTTAAGGATGCGAATAATGGATGGTAAGAGGATGAAGATAGTTGAGCTTATAGACACTATGGATCAAATCATCACTCTCGCCATGGGTTCAACACCAACGCTTAAGGAAGAGGCACCAGCAGGACTCTCTGCAAAAGCCAAACTACATGTTAAAAACCAAGTCACGATGTCAAAGCTTCTTCCCGAGGGTATCCATGCATAAGTTTGATAAAGAATCTTGTAGTAATCATATCTTCCGCCTCGACGGCGAGGAGGTGAATGTGCTGCTATATGCTGGTGGATCTAGCGACGTAATGCAAGAAGATTGCGAAAATGAGCTTTTGGGAAGGGAGTGTGACAATCCATCTGACCCGAGGCTTGCAAACTGTAAGCCAGTAGCGGAGTGCCCAGTTGACTGAATAATTCTTTTTGGTTAATACTGTCCCCGTGCTCGCGGGTGACACCATCACATAAAGTTTTTCCCTTAAGCACAGGCGGTCTCAGAGTAATCTGCTAAAACATACCGCCTTTAACCCCTCAGTGTAGGGGTTTTTTCCTTTTAAGGTCTTACCATGCTAGCCAACATGCGATCGTGTATCCTGAGGCTTCCTATAAATAGCTTTAGCCGTCTTCATAGGTCTAGCTTCCAGCACAGGTCTATCTTCATGTACAGCTAACCTTGGAGGAAGGTAGAAAGGCTTATCTAAGATAATCCTCTTTGGTATAACAGACTCAGTGGGGCTATGGGCGTGACAAGGGCCTTTCATCCAGTGGCTTGAATCTAGCTTCCGCATCTCTTCAGCCTTACTCTCCACGCCTTTTGGCAACACCTTCTTCAATGCCTCAGAAATCGCTTGCATCTGTTGCAACGATTGGACGAAGCTGTCGGCAGAGGCGGAGAGGCTTGCAGCGACAAAGTCTAGGGTGTTGGACGTGTCTTGCATTGATGCGTGCAATTCCTTAATCTCAGTAACCTGACCCTTGAGGTCTTTCATAGCAACCTCGTGTCTATCCATCACTTCCCTATGCTCAGCAACGATATCCATGTGGCTTTCAACAAGCTTCCTATGCTCATCCATCTGAAAAGAGATCCTTGAAGCGTACTTCTTAACCTCTTGGTGGATGACAGCGAAGCCTGCGATGAGGGAAGAGGCGAGGAGGACAGCGCCTAGGACTGCTGACATAGCCGTTCCCGCAGCAATCAGCACAGACCCAGAGGCAACACCCACAGAGGTTCCAAAGACTTTAAGACCAAGGACGCCTACGCTCTTTGCTCGTTCAAATAGGGATGGATTTTGGGGTGGGAGGGAATCTTGGATGGTGGATGGCATGGGGAGCCTGAGTTCACGATCACGTGGCATCATGGGGGCTGTTGGTGTAAGGAAGGTGTGATGGATAGATGGTGTTAAAGCGTCTGACCCTGGGCTGTGTGCTGGGGAGAGGCTGTCCACGGGGGAGGGGGATAGGAATGGGTTGGTGGATTGTATATGGGAGGGATGTACAGATATATTTGACATTTTAAATACCATAGTAACAAATTGCAATAATCCGTTACTATATTACACCCACCATCACTTTCTTTTTTGGTTATTAGTTTACTAAGCGTGATGTTGGAGTAATCTTTAAAATAATCGCGTTGATAGATATTGGTCCTGGCATGGTGTTGGACTGGAGTATCTGAGTGATAAGCCTTGTCATAACCAAAGATACAGAGCTTCCCGTGCTGTTCACAACGACTTGCTTCCATACCTGTGTCTGGTTAATTTGGTCGTCATTGTAGCCATCCTCGCTGTCGGAGGAGGAAGACATGGCGGGAAGGTATATGGGCACATACTTGCTGGTGGAAGAACCAAAAGAAGAGGTGGAGAGGGAGGTATCGGCATAGGCAGCTACCGTGAATGAAGACCCCTCAGAAGAGCCTGTCTGAAGCTGAAGCCAAGCGTTACCAATACATATCCCCGACCCATTCTCCAACCCATCGTTGAACTCCTTGGTCTTGACAATGAAGTTGTCTACAACGGTAGCTACCCCCAAACCAACATAGGTTCCACTGTTGCCTGTAATGCTCAAGACAATCTCGCTAGAGCTTAGTACCGCTTCAACAGCGTAGAAGCCATCGTTAACGCCTGTAACGCCAGCACAATTGGTTATCCTGAGCACCTTGCCAACGGAGAGGTTGTGGTTGTAGATGGTGAAGGTAGAGCCGTTTATCCCCGCTATAGGCAACGATATGTCGTTTTGGAAGCCAGCATCATCCCCAAGATCAAACACGTATCCACACTGGTTCCCCGCTGCCCTGTAGGTGTTCCCCGTTCCCACGTTCTGGGTGTTGAATGGGAGGGTGTACTGACTCCATAGCTTTGTGTAGGTGCTTATGTCTTGCCCGTAGAAAGACACGTAGGAGTTTGGGAGCAGTCCGTAGCAGGTGAAGTGGCTGTCTATAAGTGCCCATGTTCCATTCCTGTAGTTGTAGAGGAGGGAAGTGTCTGGAAACTTGTTTTGGTATGAAGAGTTGGCAAGGCTAGGGAAGGTGAACAGCATGCATTCAAGGGAAGCTTCGTTGTAGGAACATACCCGTGAAAGCCCTTCATTCTGCGTAGAAACCGATAGGTAGAGGTCTAGTATGTCTTCATCAAACCGCTTAACATTGGTGGCTGTAGAGGCAACAAACCCGCCTGACGAGAGATCAAAGACAGCAGCGTCCAAAGCTACGGAGGAGGTGGCGTTGCAACCCCCATACTGGGAGCTTATGCGTGTGTAAGCGAAGGGGGTAACGGCGGAAGATGTGGAAAACAACCTAATCTTGTATGTGGGGAAGGTGACGAAGACGTAGTCAAGCTTCCAGTCTATGGCTCCCAAGATCGGCTGGTTGGTTCCAAAGTCTATACTTCCACCGTACACTCCTGCTGGGTATGGGTAGAAAGCTCCAGCGTTGACAGCCCCTATGGGGTTGAGGGATGTGTAGTAGGGAGATCCAAAGTTTATACCAAAGATAGAGCTGTAGAACATGGTGGAAGGCAGGAGCGTGTAGTCTCCCAAGGCAGCTTTGGCGGAGGTGGCTACATAGACACCAAAGAGGCAGAGCCTTCCCTTGAAGTTCAGCATGCACTTGCACCCGCAGATGTACTCCACAGCTAGAGAGCTGCCAGAGGTGAAGCTGTTTATGGGGGGAGCGTAGTTTACCCATCCACTGTTGTAGAAGTACCTAAGCCCATCTTTGGTTGGGTAGGGAGCGTTGCTTGTGAGGTATTGGGCAATACCTCCAGAGACGTAGGCGGGATAGCCTGTGCTGGAAATGCTTAACCGCACTTGGTCGGTGTTGACAATAGACACCACTTGCGCTGTCTGCCCATTCAAGGCGGTAGGACCAACGATCTCGTTTAACCAAACATAGTCATTAACAACAAGACCGTGGTTGGTGATGGTTATCGTTGTCTGTGACCCTAAGGTTATACCTGTGATGGACTTGAACTGCATGCAGGGAACGGTGTTGGTGCACCAGAGGCTGTCAGCAAAGCTAGAGTAGCTAAAGAGGTTGTAGTCTTGACCGTTCCATGAGCAAGTATTGCCTGAGGAGGTGAAGGTGGAGTTGTAGGGAAGGGCAATCGTTCCTGTAGGGTTGTAGGTGTAGGAGTAGGTGGTGTCCCAGATGATGGGCGTGTAGGTAACTCCAGAGACCCAGTTAGCAATACCCATGACAGGCAAGCCAAGGCAAATTGAGACCGATCCCGAAACAACCCCATTAGGGGTTCCTCCAGTGATGGTTATTACGCCAGTGATGTAGTTGATGGTACCTGAAGCGGTACCAGAGGTAATTAAAGTGCCATCTAACGAAGAGGATTGCGAGTAACTATTAACACCGTCAGACAGCAACAGGAGTTGACTGGAAACGTATGCAGATGCAGGAGTTCCAGTAAGAACGTTAAAGCTACCACCGCCTGTGCTGTTAAGAGTCACGTAGTTGGTGCTGGAGCTCTCTATGGTTAGCGCTCCTATAGCCTTATTGCCAGATTTGGGTCTTAGTGAACCACGCTGGCAGAACATATTTGTTAGTTGAGCAAATTCGTCATCTCTAATATTAGCAGGGTTAAGAGTGGTAGAAAGTCCACCAGTAAAGTTTTTAATAACTTTCATACAACCCCCGTAACGGTGACTGTCCACCATTTGTTCTTGGCAGCATTATTCATAGCTTTATTGCTTATATAAACAACGCAAGACGATAGATAGGCTCCTACGCCTCCTGCCGATGGTGTGCCTGAGAATACGGAGTTGTATTGCGCCATAGCCCATAGGGGTGAGGAGTTAGGGGGAGTTCCAAGCCCTGAGTTGACATAGGTTGGGAAGGTTGTGGAGAAGGCAGAAACCAAAGAAGAAAACTTCAGTGTTCCTGTGGGTAAGGTGTATGCGATGTTGTACGCCTGAGTAACGTAGTCTGCTGGTAGAGAGCTCAAGAGTATAGATACCGTCACGGTCTGAAGACGGCTTCCAATGATGGGGGCTGTCCTCACATTTACACGAAAGATTGTGAAGCCATTGGTGACAATAGAGCCTGACTTGTTGTATTGGATATTGTACTTTGCACTGGCAGTGTACTTTACAGGGGTTATCTTCTGAACCGTTGGTGTGGGACCTGGTGTCTGTATCGTTAGAGCGCTAGAGGTTCCATACGCTTGCAAGTAGCCGTTAACCGCTGTGGGGGTGGAAGACTGGTTGGCAAACGTTATCTGCCTGTGGTAGCCAGCATAAGCCTGAGCGCCTAAGGGTATGTGGTTGCCTGCGTAGTCCCTAGCAAGGATGATTGCCTGAGAGAGCCATAGTAGCTGACACTGGATGAAGGTGGGCATAATCTTTCCTTTTGGTTAAATTATGCCATTAACGGTAGCGGAAACGGTGAAGGTTGTGGAGGTTGAGAAGGTTTTGCCAACAGCCATAACCACCCCGTTCGTGTAAGCCCCCTGCCCTGTGCTCACGGTTGCTGATCCAGCCGTTGTGTAGTTTCCCCATCCCTCACCGTTAGCGTAAGCTCCACCAGAAGCGTTGTTGACAAGAATACCTATACCAAAAGAAGAGATAGGGGCGTTTATGGAGAAAGCAGCCCCTGTAGCGTCTAGGTATGGTACAAAGATAGTATTTGAAGAAAGCGTTGAGGCTGGGTAGGTTAGCTGGATAGTTATGACAATGCTACTTGCACCAAGAGGGCATGAGTAGTACACGTTTATGGCAGGCGCTCCCGATATCGTTTGGGACTGAGTCCAATAGGTGCCAGAAGCTAGGAGTGTTGAAGAGTTAAGCTGCTGAGCTACCCCAGTCCCTATGGGTGGAAGCATGTATATATTGGTTCCATCAGAGTACAGTTGCCAGCAACTGTTGGCTGTGGGTGCTGATATGGGGGCAAAGGTAACAACGGTGTGGTATCCAGCGTTTACGGTAGCTCCCAAAGCTACATGGTTTTGCTGGTAAGTGGTTGTCAACGTGGTGTTGTTGGCAACCTGCACAGGCTGGTACAGGGAAGGGCTGCTGTCTGGCTGGGGAGCTATGACAAAGTCACCTAGAGAGCCGTTAGGGTCTACAGACATAGTTTACACCGTGGATACTGATGGAGGATAAGGGTTTTGTATGTACGCCCAATTGGTCATCCCAGAGTTTTGTGGCTGGAAGAACTGATTAGAACGCCTACGATTGTCTGACTGCCTGTAAGTGATACGTTCTACCCCCAGCGTTGCAGCTTCGGCTAGAGGGGAAATAAAGGCCATCCTTGACTCATCGTTAATCTCTGTGGCAATGAGCATCGCTGTCTTGTAGTGCAGGTACTGGAATAGGGTAGAGATGGGGAGGGTGTCGTTAACGGAGGTGAAGGGGGCTGGAATAAGCTGAACCTTTATCTGCACGAAGTAGGGCTGGTTGGGGATGTTGCGTAGGGTGAGCACGTTGTTGTAGAAGAGGCAGGCGGTGGGGCGTGTCCATGAGCTGTTGTCAAAGGTAGCGTATATAGGACCTATCACCTCAACAGCAAAGCTTACGTTAACCTCTCCTGTGTAGTAGTCTACGGTGCCTGAGCCTATGCCAACATCATCGGTAAGCACTCCTGTGCCGTAGTCGTAGAGGTTTTGCTGGCTGCCGTCTGTGCCGTAACCAGTGATAACAACAGCAGGCACAGGGGTTCCAAGGATGTCCTTGTAGCCTCTGGCAATCTCTGGACCAAGCTGAAAGGTGAAGGCTGCTGAAGCTGAGTCAACAGTCTCAATGATGTAGTTTTGTAGGGTGCTTACAAAGTTGTTGTAGAAACGTTGGTTGTCGTCATAGAAGTACAGTCCAGCGTTGTTTAGCAGTGGTGTTCCTACAATGTTTAAGGCGTTTCCCTGTGGGAAAATATATTTGTCTACTCCTGGAGTGGTCATGAATGTCCATAGGGAGCAGAGGGAGAAGTGGGTGAAGTCGTCGGGCAGGGAGAATTGCCAGACACTGTTCAACTTGGCAATGAGCTGGTCATTGCTCAAGTTGTCTTGGTTGGAAGATCCCAAGGTAGCCCTGATGGCTGTGAGTAGGTTCTGAACAGTGTATGTTGATAATCCCGTACCCGTAGACATGTTAGCTAACCATTTCTTGGAATTTTTTTATCTGACTCTTCACGGTGCTTAAGCGAACAAACCTCACATAGGAGTCTGTGCCTGAAACCTGCATAACCTGCTGGAAAGCAAACCCTTCAGAAATCATGCTTGGGTCAGAGACAATCTCATCATGAGTCCTCTCATGCATCTCTACACGGGGGATCTTCTTGTTGGTAGTCATGCAACCAAAGTGCCTGATGATGTAGAGGGGGATGCTCATGGGTCTGTGGGAGGGAAGGCTCCATGTTTCCAAAGCTGGCTTGTCAGGGAGGATGTTGCAGCGGAAGGTGAGGTTGGATACCCGACGCTCTTCAAGGTCTTTATCGTTAGCGTAGTGAGACATGATCACAATAATCCTATTCCTCATGTGCTTGCAAAACTCTTTTTGCTGTTCAGTGAGGGGATTGGGTGAACGCTTCATGGCAGCGTAGTGGGCAGGGTTAACGACAATGGGCTTTTTGGAGTAAATAGCCATGGGGATGTAGTCATCACGCTCAAGGTCTTGTAGGTCTTCCTCGATGGAATGGAAGTCCATGTCATACAAGCTCTTGTTTAGACGGGCAAGCTTGTCGTCTATCTGCTTTTGCACAACAAGCTTCTCTGCTTCAATAAACTCTGACTTCCACTTGAGAGCGATAGGGTCTTGGGGGTTCTTCTTGTTGAACTCTTTTACCGTCTCAACTTTAACCCTTAGCTCCTCTTGAGCCTCTTTCTTCTTGTCTTCATCCATAACTTGATCCTCTATAACCCCTGTTACGGGGTTGTGTTACTCTAGTTACTCTTAGGTCTATTGAACAACAATCTGACTTCCATTTACCCACAGGCTGTTTCCTGAAAGACCAACAACGCTGGTTCCCAAGGTGAGGTAGACAGAGCCTGTCCATGCTTGAGGTTGGTTGTAAATGGTTGGCACTACACCCGCAGGAGTAGCTGTTGGCTTTTGGAACGTTTTACCAAGGGAAGCTTGAACAACAGCGTCGGTAGGATATGTGAAGGTTCCACCTGATGTTGCAGCAGCAACGGTGAGCGTGTTGCCAGAAACCGCCGTGATCTGGTATCCACCAAGGTTGTTTATCAGTGAAGCGTTGTTGGTGTCAAGAATTCTTGCCATGGTTCCATAACGGGAAGGAATGCTGAAGTTTATGTAGTTTCCTACCTTCCATCCGCCAACGTTGTTAGCCATAACAACCGTGGTTGTTGTGGTGGATGCAGAAGCTATGGAGGTGATCACTTGCGATGTCTGTGCAAGCTGAGATCCAATGTTCTGGACAATGGTGAAGGATACCGCAGTTCCAGCAGCAAAAGCGCTGTTGTTAACCCCTGTAAGCGTTATAGCTGTCGTGGAGGTTGCGGTGAAGTTGTAGAAGGCGTTTGCCCACTGGCTTGCTCCTGTCGCCTTGGATAACCAAAGAATACCTGTCTGTCCTGTCACTAACGCTGGAGAGCCAGAAGCAGCGACGATGCCTGTGATGGCTGCTGGGTTGGCAGCGGTGAACGCTGTTCCTGTGTAGGATCCAGTGTAAGCTACTTGGGAGGTTGATGATACCAAGATGCCGTTGGTAGATACGTAGGAAGCTAGCACGGGTTGGGCAGATCCAGCAGCAGCCGTTCCAGCAGACGCTAGGATTCTTGCGCTGTTAGCAGGCAAGCCAACGTTCCAGAAAGAGTCGAAGGGGGTGGTTGCTGTGGTTGTGAGGTTGATAATAGAGCTGTTGTTGTAAACATGCACTTCGTAGGGAGTGAAGCCTAGCTGGATGCTGAGGGGGGCTCCTGTGGAAGTGAAGGAAGTGCCATTGGATGGCTGGTAAAACCTAGTAGATGATGCAGACATTATAGTTCTCCTTATACGGCTGTGTACAAAATGTTAAGCACCCAATCAGGCTGAACAATGGCAGTGCCGATGTAGTTTTGAGCCGATGTTCCCGTTTGCAACATGTTAGAGCCATAGAAAGCGGCCCCTACAGCGCTGATCTGGTGATACATAGAGCTGTGCATAACAATGACGTACGCTTGCACGCTGGTTACCGATCCTTGGATGATGGGGTTACCAAGAAGAGAAAGACCGTTGGTGTAAATAGGCCAGTCTGTGGACACCAAGATTCGGAGGGTTCCGTAAGCTCCTAGCTCTCCAGGTAACGCTGCTTCTTGGTGGGAGTAGTCAGCAACAAGCTTGAAGTTGGTGTCGTTGAGGAAGGTTCCTGAAGCTGCTGCGCTGGTGAGCATGGTGAAACCAGCAGGTTGAGGAGTGGTTCCGTATCTCTGGGTTCCTTCGAGGTTTGCGGTGGTCAGGGGAGCGTTAACGTTTAGCAACGCTGCTGTTGCGTTGTTAGCGTCAATGGAAGACATGTTGGTTGGGCTGTCACCGTTAGTTCCACCGCTGCAATACAACGTGCTGGCTGTAGCTGCAAGCGTTGTGGATACGATGTAGTCTTCGGTTCTTACCGTGGAAACCTCTTGGCTTTGCAAGGTCTTCTGAATCCACTCGATCTGAGAGGTGATAACCGAAGTAACATCCAAGATCGTGCACTGGGAGTACAAGGAGAGCTGAACATCCCTGTTGTAGTAGGAAGGAGCGATGGGGGCTGGTCCAGAGCTGTTGTTGGGGATGGAGTTGGGGAAGAGAGGGAGTAGGGGAATCTGGACAAAACGCTTGGTATTGCCTTCAGCAGGACCAATGCTTGCTCGCATGATCTGTGCTTGAGAGATGGACTGGGGAGTAGGTGTTAAAATGTACTCTGTCCACAACGAGGTGGTAATGGGCGGGTTGAAGGATGGTGAACCCGTTGAGGCAATAGTCATATCATGACTCCATAGTTTTAATTTCTAACAAATTTGTTATATAACGTTTTAGCAAAGGCTTCTTTCTGTTCTGGTGTCGATTTAAAGTTAATATGCGTTATTTCCGCATTTTGTTGGGATTGCGGAGCTATTTGAGCGTTGCCAGAAGAACCTGTGGAAGCCCCTGTCATTGCTTTTGGTACAGAGGCAGTTTTTGCCATTGCCTGCTTAGCCCGCTTTAATACCAACTGTCTACCTTTTAATGGATCTGCTTTAAATACAGATTCGATGGTTTCTTTAAATAACTCGTCTTCGGCAAACATTTGGTTAATAACTTTAGATATCTCTGGACGACTTATCTCTTTATTAAGCTCTTCCACCTTCTCTTTGTATGATCGCTCAAGGACACGCTTCTCAGCTTCGGCAGATACACGTTTCTCCATAGCTGTTAATTGCTTTTTGGTTATGTACTCCGAATCGTCTTCAGCATCCTCTTCCTCTTGAACAGGCTCTTGTTTACCAAAAGAAGACAGCTGAGCCTTCATCTCCTCAAGCATTTGAGCTTGCCTTTCGATGATTTCTGCTTGTCTCTCAATATGGCTCATAAACCGTTCGCTAGATGGAGACTCCACAGCCTTTGCTTCAGGCTCACTCTCGCTGTTGGCGACATCTTCAATATCAGTTTCACTCATCTCGCACCTCTTTATAGTGTTTTAGCAGCAATACAAAGCGTTGGAAGGCTTTTGTGGTGTGCTATAATCAAAATAGCAGGGTTGGTAACTATTTAAGGAGGATGCGCATATGTTTTTTGTTAACAATGATGTGCCTGATAGGGATATAACGGCAAAAATGCAAAGCCTAGAAGAGCAGAGGCAAGATTATACCAAAAGACACCTCAAGGCTATGGTTGATGAGGAGGAAGAGTGGGTTCCCAAGAAGTGGAACGCTACCTCACTATTCTTGCTGTGGAAGGTTATGAATCCCTTGGTGGATGACCCTAGAGTTTTTAGAAGCATAAGGTGTGAAAGAAATGTTCTTTTGCCTGCTCCTGAGTGGGGAACCACACTCTATGAATACGTTAAGGAAGAAAAGATGACCTACACCCTATGGTCTTTGCCTGAAAGAATGGTTATAGAGTGCGGGATGTTTAAAAAGCTATGTTGGGATGAAATCTCAAGGAAATCTATTAAAGATTTTCTGTCGGGAGAACTAAAAAGATATGTAACTGAAAGAAATAACGAACTATTGGGTAGACATGGGATTCAAAAGCTTTGTTAAGGAAATGGGTCAGAACCTGCTAACAGGCGTTAGCGAGAGGAAGGATGGAAGTATCCTTCCTTCGGGGATGCACTCGGTAAGAACCCCTACCATGGGGAGCGATCAGAGAAAGCAGCTAGAAAGTATACAGGGATTGTTGGGGAAGGGAGCTGAGCAGTCCATACAAGGACTGCTCAATCAAGGGCAATCCCCCGTGGATAGGGCTGCTATCAGCAACTTCCAAAGAGATATCATGCCCCAAATAACTCAAGGGGCATCTCATAACAACTTGCTGGGAGCAAGCGGTGTTGCTGGCGCTCAGGCAGACGCAACAAGCAGGCTGGCTGAAGGGTTGGCAGCGCAAAAATACAACGCTATAGGCGATCTATTGGGCAAATACGGGGAGTTTAGCAAGATGTCTCCCTACCAGTATTCGGCCTACCAGAATCCATCCACCAACTGGGGAGATGTTACTGACTTGCTGGGGAAGGATAGGAGCAAGCAGGGATGGGGGGAGACTATAGGAGAAATGCTGGGTGGTGGATTGGGGCTTCTTGGAGGAGGGCCTGGAGTTGCAGCGGGAAGCGCGATTGGAGGGATGTTGGGCAAGGGCGCTAGCTGGATAGCAAGCCTATTCAGGAAGTAGTAGGCGGGCAGCAGTACTAACCAAAAAGAAGAGTGGAGATCTGTTATGGCTGATTTATTTGGTATGGGAACACAAAAGCCTGCACCAACAAGACCTTGGGAAGAGGACATGCGCAGGCAGAAGGAGCTGGACCCCTTGGTGAAGCTTTTGGAGGAGTCGGGGAATAAGATGGGAGCGGCCCTTACAAAGGCAAAGATATCTCCACAAGAGAAGAACGTTATAGCCAAGATGCTACAGCAGGGGGGAGGGCCTGGGGAAGTAAACCAGCTGCAAAGCTTAGTAGACATGATAGAAGGAAGTAAAGACAGAGAAGAACTAGGAAGAAATTACGCTCAAGCTTCAACAGCTATCGCTTCCTCTGGGATGGACCCCTCAAGGATTACGGGGCATCAAAACGCTTTAAAAATAACTTATGAACAACAAGACAGGGCTCTTAAGGACGCAAAGGTTGAAAGCCAAATAAAAGATGTTTATACAAGGGCACTTGATGCGATAGATAAGGCTCACAAGTCAGAGGGTTTTGGCAATCTTAGGCATCACATTTTTACGCAGGAAGACCCTGAAATAGCAAGGCTTATTGGTCTTTCAACGAAATTTGCAGGTATGGAGTCTCAGGCGGAAGGGGGGCAGCATACGGTTGGCGTGAAGCAAATGAAAGAAAACTACGACAGGATTGTTGGGCAGATAACTAAGGGATTTGGTGTTGATCCAGAGGTGTTCAAGAAATCTTTAGATGGAGCTATGGAGGCTGGGGGCTTTGGCAATATTGTTGATGAGGTACAAAGAGAGCGGGAGGAGGCTGCTGCATCAGGAAACATGACAGCCTCTAGCAATATTATCTCGCCAACAGTCAAGAACGCCCCCTCATTGGCAAAATACCTTGGAGACAATGGATATACGGGAGCCTCTGTAGCTGTAGGAGCTATTGAGGGTGCTATGAATACCGTTAGCTCATTTACAGGTTACCTTACCCTTCCCCTCAGGGCAGCAGCAAACCTTATCTTGGGATCCAACATACAGGCAAAGCGTTTTGAAGACACGAAAGCCTCAAGAGTTGTGGAAACTGGGCTTAACATTGCGGGAGCAGTAGCGGGAACAGTGGCGCTTTCAGGGGGAATAGGGTTTATTCCAGCTATTGGCTCGGCTGCTGCTACTTTTGCTGCTTCATGGGCGGGAAGCACAGGCGCTGGTGCTCTTTACCACGGCGTGATGGGGGAGCCAAAGACAGAGGACGAAGCCAATAGGAAGAACGCTTTCAAGGAGCTTGGAGAAGGATTTGCTATTGGACTTGCAGGCAAAGGTATACGCTTTCTTTACAGCAAAAATGCGAACAGGGCAGCTCAGCCACCTAACCAGCCACCTAACCAGCCACCGTCAGGAAGAACCCCTACAGGCGGGAAGACATCAGCTGGGAAGCAAAGCCAAACAAGAGATTTTGACCTAGATGTTACTCCACAAAGCCCTACAGCAACACGGCTTAACACTATAGGCAAACATGCTGGTTCTTCGGGAGTTATCGCTGCAACTATCAGGCAAGCGAACGGGGTAATACCTACAGATAGCAGGCAAGATATCGTTAAGGAATCTATGAATAACGCCAATATTGTCACCGAAGCTATAGCTTCCCTTGGCTCAACCGTTGAGGGGTCAGAGATAGCTTCGAAAAGGTTGGATGTTGCTCAGGATCTTGCAAGGTCAATAGCTAGCAACTCTCAGGAAGCCTTTGGGCTGGAGAAAAAATACCAAGACTTGGTAAAGGCTGTCGAGAGTATGGATCCACTAGATCCTCAAAGAGCTGCAACCATTGAATCTATGCGGGCGGCTGAGCAATCGGCTACCACTGCATGGGCAGGGCTAAACCAGTCCATTGAAGGCTCAGCAAGCATAGCTAACGCTATCATAGGCGCAGCAATGGCTAATGACAACCCGTCCCTGTCGCAAGAGCAGGTGCAGAAGGCGCTGGTAAACGCTATAAATACAGGGACTAGGGTGCCTGATCACTACCCGCTAACATCAAAGGTCATAGGAGAGGCGCAACAAGCTAATGTATCCATCCCAAGAACATCTAATCCAAACCAGCTGTACCAAGAAAATAACGCTGAAGGCAAATGGCAACAGGAAATGGCCATTAGAGAGCAGGAAGCTACGGATAAAGCTAGAAGTGAGGCTCTTGCCTTGGATAGAAGAGCTTACAACATGGACAAGGCGAACAAGGAAGCTGCTAATGCTGTGGCTATTAAGGAGAATACCGATAAGGTGTTTGGTGTTATAGATTCAGGTTTTGGCAAACCAAAGGTTATCAGGAATGACACAGACCTAGCCAACAAGCTGTACAAAGACATTAACGCCCTTTACCAAAAAGAGATGGAGCCACTAAACAAGCGTTATGCAGCCCTAGACAAGCAGCTAGCGCGTATGCATGTACCCGAAGAGGCTATGGATGGGATTAGAGAGGCAGCATCCACAATAATAAATGATATTGAGCAAGCAAAAATACATTCTTCAGAATCTAAAAAAGCAAGAGAGCTATTAAACCAAATTACCCACGAGCATTTTGATAACTTGCTGCAAGTGCAACGAACCATACGGCAGATAAGAAGTATAGCCAACTACGAATCACCCCAAGGAGACCCAAAGAACGTTATCAGGATAACATCAAGACCACTGGAAGAGGGCATGGAAGAGGCGCTTAGGCTGCTTGCAGATAGGGAGAGCGGGGTACCAACTGTTGCTGGGCGTGGGAAGAAGAACACTGCTAACGCTGTTAGGCAGGAGATAGAGGCGCTTAACGCTCAATACAGGGACGTTAAGGAGAGGCTATCAAATCCAGCGATAGAAAGGCTGAGGAGCCATAAGGCTGATAGCGCTACAGCAGCCCTTAATGCCCTAACATCCAACCCTGAAGAGTTTGGTAGGCTGTCGGCAGCTTTAGGTCGAGACAACCCCGACCTGAAAGCCCTGCTATCACGTAAGTTGAAGCAAGAGCTGGAGCCATCGTTGCGTATTGGAGACAAGCAAGGTATGGATGCGCGTGTTGATCAATGGGACTCAGAGAGCATGCCCTCATTGCCTATAGGATTGGCTAAAACCATCAAGGCTATACCACTACGGGAGCCAAAGCATATAGGCAACTACAGGGCAAGGGACGTGTCCTCAGTGCGTGCCAACCCCAGAGAATGGTTCAAGATGCCTCCAGCGTCAGTTAGGGTGGAAGACATGAGTGATGATGAGGTTTGGGGTATGCTGAACACCATGGAAGGGACAAATAGATTTTTGGCTAATACCCCAGACACACAGGCAAGGCGTGAATTGCTAACCGAACATGCTGTGGCTATACTGAATACAGGTAATCCCAAAAAGCATAGGATAGGATATGCTATACGTGAGCTTGAACATAAGGGTTTTGAAGTAAGTGAGAACGATCCACTAAGCATGGCAAGCCGTTGGGAGGATGTTGTAAAGCAGAAAGATGGCCCCAAGGCTGCACTGGTGAAAAAACAGCTTGGAGATGAATCCTACGAGGATCTCAAGAAGTGGATTGAGTCAGTAGCAAAAGACGCTGAGACTATTGTTAGCGCTAGAAGTGTTACAAAATATGCGTTAGCAACAGCATTACACCCTAAGGGGTGGCTGAGTGGTGTTGTTGGTGCAGCGATGGCTGCATACAAGCAGGCCTTGGCGGCGCAAGCCAAGCAGAGGCTACAGCAGCAGGGGATAGCAACCAAAAAGAAGAAGAGTGCGTCATGAGTGGTTTTAAGGCTTTCACCAAAAAACAACTAGAGGTGCTGTCACAGGCACCCGCCAAGATAGAAATATACCATGGGCCAGTTCGTAGTACCAAGACTGCAACGGCAGCTGCACGTATCTATCAAAATATGCTAGAGGCTGCTCAGCACGAGAAGCAGCCAAACATATCTGTAGCAGCGAAAAATATCACCAACTGTCACAGGAACGTTGCTAGCAGTATGCGTGACATATTTGGCAGTAAGATTGTGCCCCTGAAGGGTGAGAAGAGTGATATTTTTGGTTTCAAGGTTCACGATGGCGAAGCAATGCGCACTGTTGGTGCGCGTTGTCTTGGCTGGGCTACTGTCCACGCTGAGAATGGCTTGTACGGGTGGAATATTGACGGCAGCACCATAGATGAGGTCGTCATGGCACCTGAAAGCCTTATGGAGGTCAATATAACCCGTCTCAATAGACCGTGGGCAAGGTTAATATGCACAACAAACCCTCAGTCGAATAGACACTGGTTGAAGAAAAACTTTATTGACAAGGCCGACGGGGTATTCATCAAGGAGTACTCGTGGAAGATAACTGACAACCCGCACTTGAGCGAAGACTACCTAGAGATGCTTAAGAAGACACTTCATGGAGTATATTACCGTAGGCTATATCTTGGGGAATGGTGTAGCGCTGACGGTATGATCTATCCATTTTTGAACGATTCATATCTTATTGGAGAGCCACCGTGCCCTACAGGGTATGTTGTAGGATTTGATTTTGGGATGCATCACAAGACAGCAGCGGTACTGATAGCTTATAACCACTACACTACACCTCCAGCGTGGGTTGCTGATGAATTCGTTTGTGAGGCTACTGAGGGTGAGATATTCACGCTAAATGACATGGTAAACAAGTTCTGGAAGTGGCTTGGGGGTAGACAGCCTGCGGCAATATACGTTGATCCATCAGCGCTGGTAGTCAAGAATGAGTTGCAATCAAAAAACCGTGGTATACCTATCCTAGATGCCAATAATGACGTAACAAATGGTATACATTGTGTTATGAGCATGATAAGTGGGCGGGAAGTGGCTATCAGCTCATCTTGCGAGCGATTGCTTGATGAGATGTACAATTATTGCTGGGACGCGAAGAAGAGTGATAGCACAGGTAGAGATATGCCCACCAAGGAGCATGACGACCTATGTGATGCGCTAAGGTATGCCCTATACAGCCACTGGGGAGATGATTGCCAGATCAGCAGGCACAAGCCTATAGCTGCACCACGCACAAGTATCAGGCAACACCATGACTTGCAGCCTGAGTGGTCTACAGGCTACTACGGTCGCTACTAGTCTTCCCACATGGTGTCTTCAGCCCACCCTGTTACCTCTTCCCCTTCCTCATCATCCTCTGGGCTGTCTGCAATCTCACCACCTTGTACCCGATAGCCTGACTGCATGTCGTGGATGATGGTGTCAAAAACAAAGTTATCGATATGCATTTAATCCCCCATGCTAGCGTTCAAGATTTGGTAATAAATAAAAACAATACCTAGCGTTCCAAGAACGTATGCAGTGGATCCAGTGCGCATTGCTACGCCAATCATGGCTACTGGAATAAAAATCCAGTTTAAATATCCGTACCATTCCATGCTATCCCCCTTATTTTCCTTCTAACTCACCCCTAAGGTCTACCGCTATCCCCTCAAGCTCTGCAAGCCACTCTCTTGCCACCTCAATATCGCTTGAGTAGATTTTGTATACATCATCGGCAATATCCATCACGCGGTGGTAGATATCATCCATCCGATCGCTACCCGTTTGCCCAAGTCTTGCCATTTGCCACCACCCACCCCCGCTTTGCCCTAGTTTTTACCAAAATTTCCAGATCCCATGGATCGGGGGTATCAGGATGCCCCGCCAACCCTGTTTATTTGCCCTACAATCGATTTGCACCCCCCGCCCCGACACACAGCTCCTCCGACGAAACAAATCGATCCTAGGGCGATTAAATGCTATCTGTGCTGATCCAATGCTTTTATCGCATCAGATATAGCTATGCGGGCACTTTTTCCGCACTCTAACGCATCATGTATCGCCCTGACATCTTCTAGGCTACTTTCCAGCCCATCTATGATTTTTAGTATTGATGCCAGCCTAGCATCATCCCCCATCTTGGCAGCGCCAGCCAACTCTTTGCGGCAAAAATCCGCGATTAGTCTGCGGATACGCATACAATCGTCCATACATTTCCCTCGCTAGTATTATTTATTTGCCCTAGGCTGAAAAAAAAACCGACCAGAGACTTACACCCCCACCCAAACCATCAATCGATCCTAGGGCGATTAAATGGGCTTCTTGCGCCCTTATTGTGCATTGCCCCGTAGCACACGCCACAGGGCACAGAACGTCAATTGCCCCCGTAGGGGCAGCCCTAGAACACAAATCCATCTGCAGCCATCATAGCGCGATCATCAGCATCCCGCATAGCCATCTGCGCAGCGTGCGACATCTGATCGGTGCCCCGCAGCCACAGATCTATACCCCCACCCTGGTAGTGGGTGTAGGGCACCTGCAGTCCATCGCAATGGTATGTGCTGCGGATGCATCCATCCAGTGTCGCATCCCATCGTGCTATGTCATCGGCCAGTAATTGTGTGTCCATCTGTATCCCCTATAGTTTTAGTTGTTTTTGCCATCGCCCCCGCTGGCTGGGCTATCCCGATCCTGCCCCACTGGGCTACATCGTGAATGCTACACCTGCCAATCATCGGCGATACCCGAATCATACCAGATTGGGATAATTAATGTATACAGTTTTGGCGATATTTTATCAAAATAATCACAATTCGCAGGGGTGGGCGGGCAATCTTAACATCAAAAAACTTAAAGTAAATAGCACCAAACACGCCCACGCAACATCTTGAAGGCATTTCATCTCGTTAAGTAAGTAAGTAGGGGGGGAGGGGGGGGCGGGCGGGCTCTCTCGCATAAAAGGGACAACCAAAAAAAGATCCCCCGCATAAAATATATATATATATATAAATCTCGCCTGTGATATAATTCTTACCTGCAAAAATAATATAAGAATATGTTTTATAATTTATTTCGGAGGCGACCCCTCCAAGCCAGAGGGGGTGACCCCCCCTACTTACTTAACTTAATGTCTATAGAAACCAAAAAAAGGCTCCAAACAACATCGTATGGCAATGTGACTACAGGCACAAACCCCCATTTATAGCACACGTAACATACAACCTAACAATTTACCATCCATTATTCGCATCTTTACACCCCCCCCAAGACACAGCGCTTATACTTTTCTTTTTGGTTAAAATCACCCAAAGTGGTAGCATAACGCCAGATCGCCGCGACGAAAAAAGAAAGGCAAAGAGCTAACTTGGGTCGGGATCGCTAAAAAATCCAAGGCAGCATGGCGTAGCCGATGAGGCGGGCAAGAACGAAAAAGATGGCGGTGAAAAGAAAAATCCCCCAAAGTCACACAACCATTTCTAGCCAGACCTGTGTGACTTGGGGGCAAAAACAAGCTTGAGAGTTTAAAAATGCACAAAAACCCCACAAACTAAGGTTATTATAATGGTAAAGGGTAATAAAAACAAGAAAAACCCAGCTGTAACACACGCTGAAAGTATATTTTTTGACAAAGTACGAGAGAGTTGCCGTCTAAACGACATCTGCGGAAACCTCCACCTACGCCAGCTATCCTCAAAGAGTGACCCAGCGTACGTCTCAGAGCTACAATGGCTCCTAGATAGGGCGCAAAGGGAATTCGAAGCCTACCAGCCCACAGTACACAAAGCAGCCAAAGACCTTGAAGCCATTAAAGATCAGCACGGTGGTTTCTTTTTTGGTTCAGAACTAGAGGAGGTGTAACATGACCTTCTACTCCTACGTGTACGACATGGTGGAAGAGCACCTAGCCTCCAAACAGCTCCACCCCCAGCGAGAGCTGATAGAAGTTGCCGTTGACTGGGCCTTCTCCAACTTCTTCTCCACCCACCCCCCTTACCAACGATTCCCCCACGATGGGGAGAGTGCCTTGGATGCTTTCTTCCGCGTCTCTGCAAGCAAAGACAAGTCCCACAAAGTCATCATATCCATCCAATACGGCACCAACAAAACCTCCCTACAACACCTCTACGGCAACGACAGCAAGGGGATAACAGACCGCCTAAACCTGTCGCTTTGGCTATCCTCCAAAGGCAAGGAAGAATCCCCCGCCATCCAGATTCCAGAAACCAGCTCAGACGACAGGAGCCTTGCCCGTGCAAGGGAAGCAGCCCTCAAGCGGCTGGAGGCTGAGGAGAAGTTGGAGGAGTATCGCAAAACGCTTCGTGAAGGGTTTGTGGAGGACATGGAAGAGCACCCTTACCTCATCCAGAAGCAGATAGACGTTAGAGCGCTGGCTAGGGATGGAATCCACCTAGGCATAAGGCTAAGCAAGGATGGCAGGGAGATAGCGTTTCCCGCTATAGGAGCCTCAGGCTCCATCGTTGCCTACCACCGCATCTTCTCATGGCTTGACGACAGGGGAAAACACGTCAAAGGCAACATAGGGTCGATCTCTGGCGCCTACCTCCGCGTAGCAGGCTTCCAAGATCCTACAGCACAATACCCCAAGGTAGCCTTTGCCGAGGGATGGGCATCCGCGCTCGCCTTCTACCTCATCACCAAGATCCCCACCGTCTGCACCTTTGGCGCTTCCAACGCAGCCAAAGCGCTCAAGACATACAAGGAGAGGCATCCAGAGTTTGAAGAGCCTGTGGACGCTTTTGACGGTGACGAGGCAGGAGCCAAAGCCTCCGAGGAGTTTGCTAGCCAATGGGAGGATTCTATGAAAAAGCCCGTAGTAAAGTACAACTTTGGCAAGGGTAAAGACCCAGCCGACGCTCTCAAGGAAGGCATAGAGGCAACCACAACCACAACCACCGCCCCTGCTTCTTCTTTGGTTAAAGAACAAGACTCTAAAGAGAAAGACTCTAAAGAGTTCCTTCCCCCTCCAATAAGCCTCGAGCACTTCCCAACCGCCCTCAGGCAATACATACAGGATGGGTTGCGCTACAAAGACATCTACAAAGAGAAGTATTCCCAGTACACGATGGCTGTCATCTCCATGGTCTCCTCAATAGTTGGCCACCGCTACTACTACGGGGACGGTGGAACAAGAACCTATGGCAACGAGTGGATTATCTACGTAGCAGCTTCAGGATCAGGCAAGAGCTACTCTGTGGACTCAGGGCTAGAGTTCCTGGAGCAGATAACGGCACGTGGCAAGGAACTCTTCTACGGTCGCAAGTACGAGATGGACTTGATGAAGAAGGAGCTAAAGGAGCTTGAGGGTATTCGTTCTAAGGTAGAGAGGATCAAGGACGCAACGCTACAGGCTGTGGAGAGGAGCAGGGATGACGTACGCATCAAGCAGAGGGAGATCGAGAGCGCCGAGAGAGAGGTAGATTTCTTGCGCCGTTACTGTGCCAAGCTAGACGACGGGAGCATTGAGGGCATAAAGGCTAACATGGCGAAGACGCGAGGAAAACTACTGTTTGCCGAAGAGCTTGCCGACTTCTGGAGCAACCTCCAGAAGAGTATAGGCTCCAAGGATCCATCCACAACCCTCATATCCCTGCACAAGGCGCAGTCGAGGGAGAAGGACTTGGTGGGTGGAGGTGTGCCGATGACCATAAATCACCCATGCCTAAGCCTTGCCCTAATAACCGTTCCAGAATCGCTCCCAGAGTGCTTTGGGGAGAGGCATATAGGAACAGGATTCCTCTCACGCTTCATGTACAGCTACGACCCATCCAAGGGGCGCAAGCTTAGTTTCAGTAAATTCTCAGCGAAGAAGAATCCAGCCCCGCAAAAGCTCGAGGAGATACTTCTAAAGGTTTATGACAACTACATCGAAACCGCCTACAGCAGGAAAGAGCTTACGGGCAGGCGCAATGGGCAAGATAGGGAGCCAGTCTACCTAGAGCTCTTCGAAGCTTCTCTTGGCTATCAGGTGGAGATATCTGGCGAAGCCGTTGATGCAGCGAACGAATTTGCTGATGATTTCCTGATACCCGAGCTAAGCAAGCTTCCCGAAATGTGGGCATCAGCTGTTAGCCCTCGATGGCAAGACCACCTCCGCAAGTTAGCCATGAACTTTGCGGTTATCCGTAGCGAGGGAAAGACCTCTGGTGTTTCCATCGGTAGGGAGGACATATTGGCAGCAAGTGAGGTTGTACGTTACAGCATATTTTGCGAACGCTTTTGCCTTAGCGGGATCATAAAAAACTCTAGGATAAAAGAGAGGAAGACGGTAGCGCAGAACACAGAGGTTGTTTTTGGCGTAATAAAAAGGCTTATAGAATCCAAAGGCGTTGCCAAAAGAAGCTCTGTCCTCAACAACTCCAACCTTTCAGGCGGCGCTAGGGAGATGAACACGGTGATAGAGACTTTGGTTGAAGCGAAAAGGATTGAAGAGATAAAAGAGGGAAGAAACACTTTTTACAAGATAGTTCAAGATGTATAGAAAGCCCCAGTATGCTATAATGGAGTTGTTTCTAACTACAGGAGGATATATGGGAGGGGAAGGTTCAGGAAAGGTTCGCATTATTAGCAAAGAGGCTATTGAGATCCACCACGCTAAATGCGGACGACGCAGGCTGCTTCTTAGTGCTCAGAGGTACTTGGCGCATGGGCAGAGGCTGAAGGAGAGCATAGAGAAGAACCAAAAGAAGATTGAAAGCTTGGTTGGCAAGGAGAAGGCAGAGAAGAACAAGATTATATTCACGACCAGCAGTTCTCTTTTGGTTATCAATCCCAAGAATGGTGGAGAGGCATCATGAAACAAAACAGCCCCACCAAGGATAGTGAGGCTGAAGGGAGGATAGTCCTAAACAACACCAGTCAGCGAGAGTTGTCAAGAAAGACGCCAACAGGTTCCCTAATCTTAACACAACTCTCTTTTCTTGGTAAAAATGCTATTATTACTACGGCTGCTTATCTTGCGAATCCTCTCACTAGCAAAGCCAAGAAGATAATTACAATTCCATTGGAGCTTTCAAATGAATATCGATAAAGCAATAAGAAACGGGGTGAACTGGTTTCTTGTCACCGCCAACAGCGTGGTTCTTTTCCTCAGCATCCAGAGTCTTGAGCAGGTAACAAACAACCAGAAGCAAGTTATCGAAGCCTTTGAGATGGGAGCGAAAGCTCTTGAGCAGAACGCTTCAGCTTTAGAGGCAGGCTCCAAGACTCTCGAGGAGTTTGGCAATTACATGGCAGACGCTGTAGGAGCGGCTGCCAGTGCCTTTGCCAACTTTGAAGACATCCTAGACAAGCACATAGAGCTGTCCAGAATAGAGTGTGAAGTAGTTCTTGGGGAGAAGGGAGCTGTTAGGGATTTTGCGGAGATATGCAGGATAAACAACTACGTGATGCTAAAAGGCATCGAGAAAGCTTTGGAGAAGCTTCCCGACGTGAAGAAGTACCTAGACGGCTTAGAGGTTATCTACGACGGTGATGAAGCGCTTTACAGGAAGTTCTTTGAAGACATAGAGTCCGCAGGCAAGAGATCTAGGCAACAAGCGTTGAAAGCTTCCGTCAGCCAATTCAAGCAAGACGGGGTAACCCTTGAGGTTGTGAGCAACAGGGGAGCGACAACCTTCACCCGTGAAGACTTTACTTTTGGTAATATACCCTACAGCGCCTCCAAGCTTTTAGGCACCCTCTGTTGCCTTGGATTTATAGCCGACATCGCCTACGAGAACTACGTGATAGACGATCAACTTCACGATGACATTGAAGATATTCTAACACCCATGCTAAACCAAGAGGCAGACAGGCTTGAAGGGGAATATAGGGATCAGGGGTTGAAGATTGTGAAGAAGGAGAAGGTTTTCGAACAAATTACAGTGTAACTGAAGGGTAATGATGGCTAAGAAAGAAGGTTTTGTGGATGTTGTGTCTTTGGAGGAGAAGATTTCTAGACTGTCAGCACGTGTTGAGCAGCTTGCCTCTTGGCTAGAAGCCACGGCTGAGAAGGTAGCCTTGCTCAGCTACTTGGTCAAGCAGCCTACAAAGAATAAGCATACGGGGCTGATGTCTGGGGATGGAGTAACGCCAGCGGTGAGCAGCGAAGAGTATGTGATAAAGCAGATTCAAAAACTAGGAAAATAGTAATATAGCCATAGCCCCCGCATAAGCGGAAGGTTCCTTGTGGGTATTTATTATCAGCAACCATACCCTTGAGTGTTATTGCCTCAGCCTTCACTGGTTGAGGTTTTTTGTTCTTTGTGTCCCTAGACACCTTTTTGTTATTTTCCCCAAACAAAAATAAACAGCACAAGGGCTTGCCATAAATAATCCCAATTTGGTATCATACGCTCATAGCCCACAAGATACGGGCTGATAAAAACGAGGATAGAAAAATGTTGACACTAGAAACAGGCAAGAAGGCGTACGACGAGCAAGATGAATCACAACTATTCGTCAGACCAAAAGGAATGCAAGTAGGACTCACACACACCTTCCAAGTACTAAGCAGGGAGATTGCTGTAGGATACAAGGTTCTCACAGAGTCTGAAGACGACAAATACCTCTTCGTCCCCATAGACATTCCCTCAGTGAAAGATTACGACGCTAAAACGATCATTGACAAGGTGATAAAGAAGGGAGCGAGCAAGGACAAGTGCTGCTTCAAAACCCTAAGCCTCGCTGTCTGGTCATACATCCACGATTGCGCAAAGGTTCTCGATGTCTCAGGAGCTAGCGTGAAGAAGATCTTCGACCTGCTTGCCTCCACAGACAAGCCTCTACAGGTAAAGATCCTCATAACCAAAGAGGCAGGGACACCTCCAAGCTACACTGTTGCCTTGCGCAATGCTGACAACGGGAAGCCTGAGCTGTTCCCTGAGAAGAAGCCTCCCAAAGCTATGCACCTCACCAACCTATTCTTCGGCCTCTCTGTCTTTGACCCCCCACGCAAGCTTGAGGAGTTCATAACCCTCATCTAGTAACCAGTGTCTTTTTTTGGTTAACATTCTTTGGGAGGTAGCTATGAAGGTTAGAGGCGACGCGAAAGAGTTACGAGACTTTTTCCTTAGGGCGAAGCCTCTTGGAGCGCCCTTCATAAACCTCCTGAAGACTGACGGAGTAACTCTGGAAGATCCAGAGTTTGCTACGCCAGTTATTATTGCCTCAGACATGTTTATAGCTCAGATGCAGACACGGAACAGGCTTCCTGTCCAATACTCAGGATTCCCTTCATTCCTCCAAATCACTGGACTAAACAAGGAGAAGAGTTTAGCGCACTGTTTTGGGAGAATAAACAGGGTTCTCATCTACAGAATCCCGCTCAACTCCACCGCTTCTTGCTTAGGCAATGTAAGCGCATTGCTATGCAACTTAAGCCTCGAGTGCCAGAAGCATTGCGAGGCAAGGCTCAAGATAATACGATCTAGAGGGCCTATGCGTGCCTACCTAAACCACTTGGCTAACTACATCACCTGCGAGGAACACTATGTCAATTAGAAATATACGCTCACTAACATCCCTAGGCGCTCTTGGACTCATTATACTTTTGTTTGCTGGCTGCCAACTATCCCTAAACCTATTCTTCGATGGAGACAAGGTTGCTCAAGCTGTTGAGGTAGGGCCAATAGAAAACGAGGCAACAACATGAAACTCATAAAGCTTGGTGGGGATCTCCTCATCAACAAGAAAGCCGAGATCAAGGCGATAACCTATGTTGTCAACAAGAGGACAAGGAAGCGTTTTACCTTTGGCGAGTGGAGGAAGACGTTCAAGGCAACGATGCTAGACCTCTCCTTGTGGGACATACAGTCCATAGGCTACAACTACCTATCCAACGAGGTTCGTGCAGACAGGGAGGATGTGGAGGCGGAGATCAGGTACTTGTGGGACGGCCACGAATGCTATAAAGAGCCTGTAATCGTCTATTACATCTTCGGGGTGCAAATACCCAAGTCCCTACCAAAGAAGAAGCGTGAGCAGCTTCTATGGACTCCTGTCGAGAACAGGCCAGACTTAGGCAACTACGTTTACGCCATGGACAACAGGCTTGAGGGAATAGCCTTTGATGACGACAAAAGAATATATTTAACAGTAGCGTTCAAGATGTACGCAAAGAAGCCGTTTACGGTAATAGCTGTTGGTACTGCCCCAGAGCAGGATCAGTGTGAGGAAGCGGTCTTCCAGTTCGTTGGGGAAGAGCATAAGATACAGGAGGCTTTACCATGGTAACGTTAGTTGTTCTGCTCGCCACATTAGCTTGCATGTGTGGAGCTTTTTATTTGGTAACCAAAGAAGAGAACATAGCCAATGACTCGTTGCTCAAGATATTCTTGCTCTCCGTGATCTTCATTGGCGTGTTGGCTGTAGGAGTTAAGTCAGGGATTATAAACAACGATAGCCTCGTTTCGCTTTTCAGCATGTACAAGGAAGCTGCAAGGTAGAGGTTAGATACAAGGGGAGTTGTCATATGGGAAGGATAGGGAGGGTTTATATGGATAGGATGGAGAAGGTGAACCAGAACATGAGCAGGGAAGAGTGGTTGGAATGGAGGCATGAGAGGCTAGGAGCTAGCGACGCTAACATGATGATGGGCAGGAGCCAGTACGGGACACGTCAAGACCTCATCAACGCCAAAGCTTTTCCTTTGGTTATCAACAGCCAACCGTGGTTGGAGGAGGAGAAGGGGGAAGGTGAGAGGGAAGCTGTGGAGTTATTTTGCAAGGAGAATGTTCCTGAATCCTACAGGGTCAGGCACCAGTTCCTAATAAGCAAAAAGTTCAGTTGCCTTGACATGCCCCTCTCCTGCTCCCTAGACGCCCTCGTAGAGGTTTTCTTTGACAATAGCATGATAGTTAAACATCTTATCGGCGTAGAGGTTAAGTGTGTCGAGAAGGCTAGTGATGGAGCTGGAATTCCTCCCTGCTACCAGTGGCAGCTATTCCAGCAAAATATGTTGCTGAATGATTATGCAGACATGATGCACGACAAGGAGATGATCGAAGGCGGTTACCAGTTGTATTATGTGGAGTACAGCAAGAAGCAGAAGAAGATACTAAAGCAGGTTTCCTATTCTCGGCTTTGGACGGGTTTATACTCCTCGACGCTTATAGACGAATACGGCAGGCTTATCGTGGAAATAGAGAGCGCTAAGGGGGCTGGGCTTGCTGAGGAATACGTGGCGGAAGGAACCAAGGTAAGGCTCTATGGTCTTGTTGACCAGTACAACGAGCTTCTCCCCGAGCTAGAAGCTGCTAGAGCCAACCTAAAAGCTATTGAGGACAAGACGGGAGCGATACGTGATCAGATCTCCACACTGATAGGGGAGCAAGAGCACAAGTTCGAGCATCATGGGTTGAATGTGCAGAAGGTGAGGTTGCAAGGGCGCATAGACCCAAACAAAATACCCCTCAACATCCCCCTCCACAAGGTACGTGGGGAAGACACCTTCATGCTCAAGATAACCAAAGATAAGATCAAGAAGCTGGCTGAGAATGTTTCTTTTGGTAACGGCAAAATGGAGATCAAGTAAATGAGCAAGAAGAAGCTAGTCCTCTCGTTCCTCAAGTTCCTAGTAGACGTCTTTGTTCTCTCCTACGTTGACGCTTGGAAGCATCTAGAGAAGTCCCTATCATTCCTAACCCCCCTCCTCCTCGTCCTCCTCATAGGCGCTGTGTGGGGATGGAGCTTCGCCTGCCTCTTCGTTGTGCTTGCTGTATTCTTTAGCGCCATCTTGCATTTATCTGAGCTCTCGGAAAAGATAGAGAAAGGTAAGTGGTAGGATTGCCCCCATTCGAGGAAAGAGCATGGCTGGAAGACGACCAAAAGACGACAGGCTCCCAGAGCTTGCACAAGCCCCCAACAATGGGGGTGTTTCTATTTATGCCGATGGCTTGCCCCAGCGCAGGACTGGTGAGCATTCAGCAGCCTTTGAAGCTCGTTTAAAGGCTCACTTTGCCAGTGTAGACGAGGAGATAGATGAGGTTACCGCCAACATGCGATCGACGATCCTACTCGCCTTTATGCGTCACCTGTACGAAGGCAATCCCCCCGTAACCTTCCTATTCAGGAGTGAGGAGGGGACACCGCTTTGCGACTACACAACCATAGAGAGGTGGAAGAGGGAGAACGATCCTGCGTTTCTTTTGGTTAAGAGGCAGGTAGAGATGGCGCAATCCCAGTGCGAAGCACGGTGGATTGAGCACTTAGGCAAGATGGCATCGGGGGCTGTTGGTGGAAACATCAAGGCTATGGAGATGTACATGAAGCGCTTCTTCAACTGGGATACTGACGTGAGCGGTGTGGAGGAGGGAAGGGCTATTGCCGAGATGTTCCGTGGGATGGCAGCTGCCTTCAAAAAACCAGTGGAGATAGACATCTAGCCCAATACCGTAGAATTTACGGTATCCAGTACGGTTAAATTCACCGTTCCCAGTACGGTTAAATTCACCTTTCCCAGATAGTTGAAATTCACCTACCCCAGACAATAAAAAAACCCTACAAGCTTGCGCTTATAGAGTCTTTAATGCTAATTTCTGATTAACCAAAAAAAGAAAAAGCAACCTCATCTTAACGGTTGCCTTTATTTTGGTCAATACAGAGGTAACCATGTCAGAAATATCTTATCTAGACATCAAGAATGCAAAGACCCAAGAGTTCATAGCCGAAGGCGTGAACATACGGGTTATCGAGAGAGAGGGCAAGAAGCCCCTATTCTGCCTAACAGACATTGCCAGATTTAAGAACCAAGAAGAGCCAGCTAAGGTTGTTGAAAACTGGATTCGTCTTGAAACCACTGTTCCCTTTCTATGTAGCTATGAGGGCATTGAGTTCAAAGTCGGGCTCAGCCCGACTTTGAGAAAAGCCTCAGTATCAACGCTAACAGGAATGGGGCTAAAAAGCATATGCTCTAAGAGGGGAGGCTTCCACAGCGGGACTTACGCTGAAAGAGACGTGGCTATAGAGTTCATGACCTGCATCTCTCCAGAGTTTAGGGTAAAGGTCATTGCAGCCTACCTTGCTTGGATTGACGGGCAGAGGCAATGGGACTTAAAGCGCATGCTTGTTGCTGAGTCTCTGACAGAGTACACGCAAGCTATCAAGGAGTGCATACTTCCAAAGCACAGGGAAGAGCACCATAGGTGGGTGTATGCTAAATGGGTAGACTTGCTTAACATGGTTACTTTTGGTTATACATCTAGGGAGTGGGAAGATGCAAACCCTGAGCTGGACGGTAACCAAAGAGACCATGCAACGGTTGGCAGGCTTATCTTCATGAGCAAGCTAGAAACCCTAGGCTGTTACCTAATAGAGTTAGGCAAGAGCTTTGAGGAAGTTGCCGATGGAATGTACCTATTCGCTAGAAACTACTCTGTGAAGAAGCTTAAATAAAGCTGCTAATTATAGTTGCAAGATTATACTTTTTGACGAAATTGCATATGGCTCCACGTGCATTATCATCGAATCGGAAATTCCGATATATGGGCGAAATTGCATTGTGAGGGCTGTTTTTTGACCACTCAGTTAGTTTAATATTAGTTATAGATTTAGATATTAACCAAAAGAAACAGGAGAGCTTAGATGAGCACACCATCCTCCGTCCCCTACCCACCCGAAACATGGGGCATAGACCTCCCAGAAAGCTTTGGTAAGAAAGACATAGAGAGCTTGCTCCAAAACATCCTGCAAACTCTCTCCGAATGCATCTCTGCCCGCTCCTCCGAAACGGTGTCCAGTGCTCCCTACGTCACTGGAGCTAACCTCATAGGAGCCACAACCACCCAGCAGATCCTCCAGCAGTACGTGACATGGACGGTGCCGTCAGGCGGTGGCTCCACCTCTGCTTCTCTTTTGGTTAACTCCCCCATCCTACCTATACAAATGTACGGCATGGCCACCATAACCTCCCCCTCCATCACCTCATACCCCCTAGGATATAATGTGGGTACAACCACTCTATCAGCTTATTTTTCAAGCAATAATGTTAACATAACGGCATCAGCTTCATTGGCAGGCTACACAGTAACGGTGGTTGTCCGATATGTCTATTTTCTCTCCTAAGCCTAACAAGATCTCCAACAGCCATAGCAAGTCCCTCTACAACTCCTCCTTCCCCTCAGCAGCCAAGATACCAAAGACAAGCACAGCCACTCTGCCCCCTCTCTTCCCCGACAGCAGCAACGCTAGGGGTGCTGGTGTCTTTGGCTATGACCATATCCAGAAGTCTCTCCAGTGGCGAATAAACCAGCATAGAAGCCCCAATGAGGTTCGTTGGAGCAATGCTGCTACCGACGCAGCCTTCCGTGCTGGAGTCTTTGCTGGAAGCCGTGGAGCCACACCAGAAAACGTCACCATCAAGAGCCGATTCTCCCTCTCACAGATAGACGTGAAGTGTGGGGCTGTCTGTGGTTACCAGACAGAGAACAGGAAGACGTACAAGCTAGATCCCCTCCTCCCCAAGTACGCAAGAGCTGCTGAGCAGCACAACCGCATACAAACCTACCTCATCCAACGTGGAGCTATCCTAGACAAGATCAGCGGAGCTTTTGCTGCTTGCGTCAATGAAGGAGCTTGCATAAGCGAACCAAACATAGAGAACAGCGATAAGACCTTCAAGCTACGTATGAAGACGTGGAAGAGTTGCGACTACATCATAGACGCTAACTACAGGGAGAATGATGGCTCTGACTGCACATACATAGCCACCTCAGAGTACCTAGAGAGAGACCAGACCGACTTCTACTACCCATGGATTCCCGAGCACTTGCGCTGTGGAGGCGCTGTATCCTACACCCGAGGCCCTTTCTACTTCCAACCTCAAAACATCAACGGGCAAGTAGGCTACCTCAACCAAATAGTAAAGCTCTGGCAACGACGTCCCATAGAGATGAGGTACTGGGTAGGGCAGGTTACGGGGAGGAAGATCCCGATGTCTAGGGAGGACATATTCCAGACGATAGAGGGTGATGAGCCTTGGGAGGAGGAAGTATCTTTGGTTAATGGCTGGTACAGGGAGACCTACTGCAACGGTGTCCTCGTCGCTAGGGAAGACAGCCCCTACGGGGAAACCACCCCCTTCACCATGTTCTACTGGAAGTTCAACCCCCACATCATGGCTATGGATCAGCGCGTAATATCCATGGTTAGGCAGCTCAAAGACCCCCAGTACATCTCTGACGTTGTGCTGAACATGTCCCTAGACTCCCTATACTCCCGCATGAACGGAGGAATCCTATACAAGGAAGGAAGCATTACCGACACCAGCGTCCTCACAGACCCCAGCAACGTCCGCAACCTATCCTACCGTGGAGATATTCCTCCAACATTCATCGCTAGCAACGTGATCCCTGAGCAGAACATCATGATGGGTCAGCAGATCCTACAGATGCTCAACTCAGGAAGCCCTATCAACCTCCCCGTCAACCCTGAAGGGATGAAGACCGACTCAGGGTTAAAGACCATGTTGCAGCAAGGCGCTCAGCTTGTTGGTCTCTCCCCCTACATGGCTGAGCTGGATAGGTCTGTAAAGCATTGGGGAAGGCTATGCTTGTACTCGGTGCTAAACTACATGCCTATAAAGCTTGCTGAGGAGATTGTAGGTGAACCCCTTGATCCTTTCTTTTGGTCAATATCGGAGGAAAACTGTGAGCTTACCCCATCTCTTGGCATTCTTACAGATACGCAAGCAAAGGAAACCTATGTCCAATATATGGAAATGTTTAAAGAGGTGGGCATACAGCCTACACTGGAAGTTCTTAAAGAAATAGCGACAACACCAGAAAAAGAAAAGATCTTTGGTATGTTGATAGAAGCTAGGGATGGTCAGGCAAAGGCAGCTCAAATGCAAATGCAGATTGAGGAAGAGCTTGCGAAGGCTCAGGTATCTAAAATTAATGCTGAAGCTATCGCCCAGCTATCGAGAGCTAAGGAAGCCGAGGGAAGAGCCTCTTCGTACGCTGGATTGCATGCAGAGCATGCTATACAGGCGAAGAAGGGCAACGCTGATTCGGCTGTTGCTTACTCTACCGCTGTCAAGAATATTGCTGAGATGCTAGCGATGTTTGACGAGAAGTCTATTGAGAGGGCAACAGAGATTGTGGAAGCTATAGCTGCTGCGGATGAAGAGTCCACGTTAGACGAGGACATGAGCAGCTTAGACAGAGAGCTTGGAGCGACAACCAACTTATTCGAAAGTATCAAAGGAAATCAGGAGAACCAAAATGTTGATCAAGGACAGATCTAACGAGGGAACACGCCTTGGTGGCGGTATGCCAGCGCACGACAAAGTGCACACAGCCAAAGGAAGCGCAAGCAATGATGTAGACCGCATGGAATACAGAGACTCTCCCAAGATGCAGAAAAAGCTTATGAGAGAGCTTGAGGAAAAAACCAAGCGTGGAATTCCAAGAGATTGCAACGCTGGAAACAAGTAAAGGTAAACCATGTCTATACCTGTAGCCTTATCAGTAAACACCCCAATAACAAGGGGTTTATCTGACCGTACCTTCCCAGTACTCTTTGGGACATTAATAAACCTTACAGGCATAGGCACAACTTATGTTGCTGCTGGCTATTCTGCCTTCACCTTCCCATCACAAGTTACTGGGCCTATAGTCTCCATCGCCTTTACCAACACAGGAACAAGCAACATCTTCATATCCTTCGATGGTGTTAACGACAACATCATCATCCCAGCTGGCTCCAACAACATTGCCTACGACCTCCTCAACAACAGGCGGGGACTAAACCCTACGGGTGTTTGGGCACGCTCTTCCGCTGCTGGTGGTTCTATATTCGTTTCATACCTAATCTAGAAGGTACCCAATGACAACAACAATCCCCAGCCCCTACCCACTCAATGGTGGGGCGGTTACCTGTGAGGTAACCAACCTCGTGCCCACATCCTCCACTCCAGCGAGTGTTGTTGGTCAGCTATGGTACGTGCAAAACACCAACACCCTATACATTTGCGCTGGGTACTCCACATCCACAGGCTTTATCTGGCAGCAACTGTATCCAGGGCAATCCGTCCCCAACCCACCAACGGGAGCCTTGTACTATAACGGCACAGTGGTTGATGGCTACCCCATGAACGCTGCCCTTCAGGTCTTTGGGGCTAACTCCTCAGGGGCTCCTGCTGCTCTTTCTTTGGTTGCAGGCACAGGAATATCTGTAGTACCCTCTGGCAACGCTGTAACCATAACAAACACCGCTATAGGGGTCGTTACCTCCTTCTCCACCGTGGCTATCAACACCACCATGAACGTGTCACAAGGGTATGTGGTAACCGCTCCAGCCAACATGGCTCTTCCTTCCCCCTCTGTGATTGGAAACACCGTTATTGTTATTGCTACTGTTGCTGGGGTAAAGATCACCCAGAACGCTTCACAGCAGATACAGTACCCCAGCAGCTCTTCAACATCAACATTCACAACCTTGGGAACCTCAGGAAGCTACACGGCAGCTGTTGCTGGAGCCTCAGTAACCCTTACATGCATAAACAGCAGCAACTTGTGGATCGCTTATAGCCAGAATGGAAACTGGATCCCCGTATAACCAAAAGGAACTATTATGTCTATAGCAACACCAGCAGGCGTTCTAACAAGCACAGGCGTTGTCTACCGTCCCGTAGGCTCTAATGGGATCGCTGCTCTTACCGTTCCCACCACCCCAAACTACGCCTTGGTTGCCAACAGCTCAGGAGCTCTCGTCTTCACTGCCCCTCCCCCCTACCTAGAGCTTAGCAACACTCCAATCGTTACCACCGCATGCTTCCCCACCGCAGGCTCCGCCCCTATCCAAGCAACGGCAGCCATCACCTCAGGTGCTGTTGCCTACGCAGCAGCAGCCTACACAGGCTACAGCCTCACCCTCCCTACCTTCAAGGCTCCCACCCAAAGCTTCTGCAACCTAGCCCTTCCTATCCAGATCTACGCCAAGTCTCTCAACGTCTCCACCACGGGAGGGCAGACTCTAGGGAACGTTATGCTGGCTTGGTACGGTTCCCAGACAGCAACAAGCCCACTAGCCTCCGTGGTTGTTGGCGTCCCCGGCTCTTTCTACTACGCCATGGATGTTCCCCTAAACTTTAGGATAGC